TCCACCTAGTAGCAGATCGATAGATTCATTATGCAGGTGTGACCGTTTCAATATTTGTGTAACGTCCCCAATATGTTGAATATCAGGGAAATTTGCTTGCGATACTTTGATCGCGTATTTGTCGATCTCGCTAGCATAATATTTATTTACTTTGATATTGGCGCGATCAAGCGCGATACGACCGCAAGACATGCCGTCGAATAGAGATAATACATTCATTTTAAACCCTCCGTTAAAAATAATTAAACATATTTAATATTATCTATTTATTAATAATTTATCAGCAGATGATATAGCCTGATTGATTGCTTCTTGTCTATCGTCGGTAATATAAAATCCGTCTGTTACCTCTTTCCCGTCTATGTATGTAGTCACAAGATACCGCGCCATATCTTCGCGATTTGCCTCATATTCGTTATGAAAAGCCCATAATTGAACATAGCTTTCCCCGTCATTGTCGTAGTTAAAACAAACAGAACCGCATGTATCATTGTGATAGCAACTATCTGTCCAATCTATAGACTTGTTTTCTGTTTGTTGGTTTATGTCATTGATAAGCTCTTTAAAAAATATTGTTGCCTCTGGGTCATAGTACCAGTGAACATAATTGCTTTTGTTTTCCATTGTTTACCCTCTCTGTTGATTGTGCCATTACTGGCGTTTTAAGCGTGTACTAGTCGCTTATCGTTGCCCTAGCTATAGGTAACTAGGGCAATCATAAACACTAGGCTAAATCATAAAATACTTTTCTTTCGTGCATTTCCCTACCTACTTTAATTACTTTTAAAGCTGTTTCTTCAGGTAGCCTATAATGGGTAGAAAACGCGCCTATCGTTAGAAAATTATTAAACCAATCTAAATACATTTCTGTTAATTCATTTATAGAAAATAATGTTCCGTTTATGTTGTGTATTTGTTGATCCATTGTTTAAGCCTCCATTGCCATTCTGTCGTTGTCTTGCATCCATTCGTAAACTACCTGCTCACCGACTATGTAAGCGTACATATTTACGACTTGTTCAGGGTTGGATAGGTCTGTTGAGACTTGCCCAAAATTATCTTGTTCATAGTCTTTTATTATATTGATAACTTCGAACGTCTTATCGCCTAGCCATTGTTTAGCTCTATAAGTTCCAATAATGTAATAGTCTGTGTTGAAGCACTCGTGATGCAAGTCTTCGTAGTTTCTATAAATATAGATTGCGTCATGGTCTTCAATAAAGTCATCAAAGTATGATTCTATTTCATCGTATTTGTAAAAGCTTGTCATTGTATTATATCCCTTCAATTAAAATTCATTTTTTAAGTATTCTTTTAGTTCTTCATCTTCACGGCTTATTAACATTGCTTCAACATTATCGTCTGCTAATGCTATATCAACGTCTATTAGTAGCTCACCGCATATCGTAATAAATTCTGTTTTAGTCATTTTTTTGACACTCCTAAATTTAGTTGGTTTGTTTAACTATATTAAACATATTATCGAGTAATGCAAGCGTAAAAATGCATTGCTATATAATGCAGTTTATTTTTAGGGGTTATTTGTGGGTTAGTTAAAGGCAACCACATTTAATCATTACACGCGCACGCGATGCATTGACCTAGCGTTCGGCTACTTAACCGTTCACGTTTTGTCCTCATGCAACAATTCAACCACAATCAGGTTAACACCAGGGCGTTCTTGTTTTGTTCTGTTTCGAGCAGCTTGTTCTGTATTTGTTCTGGGTTTGTTCCAGGTTCTCGTTATGTTCACGTTTTGTTCTGACCCCCCCCTTCTTTTTTTTTGGGGGGCGCAATAAAAAAAATATAACCCCACACTTGCCATACTTTAACACACCGTTTACATTGCTTAACATGGAACACGACAAAGAATACTGCAAAGAGCTATTTATATCTATGGTTTCAGATGGCGAATCTGCTAGAAAGGTTTGCAAGCGTGATGATATGCCTAGCTTTGTTACTGTGTCGAAGTGGTTGAAGGATGATACTGAGTTTCGCGACCAGTATCGTTTAGCGATGGAACTCCGTGCGCAAAAAATCGATGATGATATTGACGATGCTATTATTGATATGCGTAATGGCGAGTTAGATGCGCAACAAGCACGAGTGCTGATAGATACATACAAGTGGCGTGCTGCGAAGTTATATCCACGTTTTTACGGTGAGAAGCAGAATATTGAGGTGGAACATACCGTGAACAGTTTTGTTGATGAATTAAAGCTTGCTGCTGCACAGATTGAGGCTAGGAAGTTGGCTCGTGGCAACACGATTGATGGCGTAGCTAAAGTAACCACCCCCCCTTTGATTGAAAACAGCCATGACACCCCAGCCGAAAAAAACTGAAAATACAGATTTACTGATAAAGTTGCATGATGACCCTGTGTTATTTGTTGAAACGATTATTGGTGCAAAGCCATATGAGTGGCAGAAGAAGGCATTAAGGGCTATTGGAAAGAATGACCGTGTTAGCATTGCATCTGGACATGGCGTTGGTAAGACTGCGTTTCAGTCATGGTTAGTGCTGTGGTGGTTATGTACGCATTATCCTTGCAAGGTTGCTGTTACTGCGAATACGGCACATCAGTTATCAGATGTTTTATGGACTGAGATAGATAAGTGGGCTAGGAGTTTACCAGAGGGCTTTAAAAGCTTGCTTGAGTTTAAAAGTGACAAAATAAGTTTGAAGGGCGCAAGCGATAGTTTTGCAGTGGCGAGAACTTCTAGAAGAGAGAACCCAGAAGCATTGCAGGGTTTTCATAGTGAAAACATGTTGTTTGTTTGCGAAGAAGCCTCTGGTATTCCTGATGTTGTGTTTCAGGTTGGTGAAGGTGCAATGTCTACGGCAGGTGCGAAGACTGTGATGTGTGGAAACCCGACTAGGTCAGAGGGGTTTTTCTATGAGAGCCATCATAGCCAGAGGCACAGATGGGAGACAATGACAGTTAGCTGTTATGACAGCCCTAGCGTTACAGAACAATTTTTGGAAAGCATGGAAGAAAAGTATGGCAAGGACAGCAATGTTTTTCGTGTAAGGGTTCTTGGACAGTTTCCCACGCAGTCGGATGATGTGTTATTGCCGTTATATTTGGTTGAAGAAGCAGTAAAGCGTGATATTGAATCTTCTCCTACTACGCCTGCTATTTGGGGTGTTGATGTTGCACGTTTTGGCGCTGACAGAAGCGCTATAGCTAAGAGGCAGGGTAATGTGCTTTTGGAGCCAATAAAAACATATCAGGGGCGTGATTTGATGGAAATGGCTGGTATTGTTATGAGCGAGTACGAAGCTGCGCCATATATGTTACGTCCACAAGCGATATATATTGATGCTATTGGTATTGGTGCTGGTCTTGCGGATAGGTTGCGAGAGTTAGATATGCCTGCCGTTGCTATTGCGGTTAGTGAAACAGCTAGTTTGAAGGATAGATTTAATCGGTTAAGGGATGAATTGTTCTGGAATGCGCGAGAGTGGTTTGAAGGCAGGGACGTTAAGATACCTGAAGATAATACCTTGATACAAGAATTGACTGGTATTAGGTATAAGTATCTCAGCACTGGCAAGTTAAAGGTTGAAAGCAAGGATGAGATGAAAAAGCGTGGTCAGAGAAGCCCTGACGTTGCGGATGCATTTGTGTTATCCTTTGCGCAAAATGGTGCGATTGCGAGAGGTTACTCAAAAGGTTATAGTAGTATTAACAGCATGAAGCGAAACACTGGTTGGATAGTATGAATGACAATGTTATCGAGTTCCCTGGCGGTAAATTAGATATTGAATTTACGTTTGATGATGACCCTTATGTTGATTCTGAGCTAGAAACTGTTAAAACTATGCTGGAAGTTCAGGCAAATGGTATTATTGCTAGTTCTGATAATATTAATTGGGGTCATATATTTGATGCCTCAATGCATTTATTAATTTCCTCTGGGATTAAAAGTGGTTTTGACCCAGAAACAATAAAACATATTTTAAAAAGTTGTGACGTAGAGCTTTTAGATGAGTAAAGATCCAAGATTAGAAAGAGTTGGCGTTAGCGGTTATAATAAGCCGAAAAGAACGCCTAATCATCCTACTAAAAGCCATGTCGTTGTAGCAAAAGATGGCGATAAAGTTAAAACCATCCGTTTTGGGCAACAAGGTGCAAGCACTGCTGGAAAGCCAAAAGCAGGCGAAAGTGACAGAATGAAAAAGAAACGTGCTTCATTTAAGGCAAGGCACGCTAAAAATATTGCCAAAGGGAAAATGTCAGCGGCTTATTGGGCTAACAAGGAGAAATGGTGATGGCATATGGTAAAAAATCTAACGGTAAAAAGAAAAATAAAAAAGGCACAATGAAGGGTAAGTATTGTAGCTAATGGCTAAAAGCATTCCTAACAATCCGTCTTTATGGTCAAGGGTAAAATCTGAAGCTAAGAAAAAGTTTAAGGTTTACCCTTCTGCCTATGCAAATGCATGGGCGGCAAAGACCTATAAAGCAAGGGGCGGTACTTGGAGTGGCGCTGACAACCGTGTTAGTAAGAAGAAAAAGAATGCCTAAAAAAGCAGGTCTTGGTAAATGGTTTGGCGAAAAGTGGG